TGCAGGATTTCCCCGATGGGGACCGGCTGATTTCGCGAGTTGGGGACCACCATGAAGGGGTCACCGGCGGAGCCGTAGGCGACGATTCTTAGGCATCCTTTCGCTTGCTGGCAAGTTTTCGGGCTTTGACGCCGCGGTAGCTCTCGCCGGTGATGTTCAGGACCAGTGCGGAGTGTTCCAGGCGGTCGCGGATGGCGTCGGCGATGACCGGATCGGCGATCACCTCGCTCCAGTGATCGAGCGGCAGTTGTGTGGTGAACAGAGTGGACTTGTCGATGGATCGCTCCTCGAGCAGCTCGCACAGATCCTGGGCCTCGGTCGCCGAGAGTTTTCGCAGTCCGAAGTCATCGATGACGACGAGCTCGGGCCTGGCGAGCTTGTCGCGGTAACGCAGGTAGGTGCCGCTGGAGCGGGCCAGTGCCAGATTCTCGAGCCAGGTGGTGAGCGTCATGTACAGCACCGACATGCCGCAGGCGCAGGCATGGAGCCCGGTGGCCTGGGCGATGAACGTCTTGCCGACGCCGGTGGGTCCGATCAGCAGCACGGGTCTGGCATCGTGCAGCCACTGCAGGCCGTAGAGTTCCTTGATCTGTGCTTTGCTGATGGAGCGGCTGGCGGTGAAGTCGATGTCCTCGAACGCCGGGCGCAGGGTGAACTTCGCGGCCTTGATGCGATACCCGGTCTTGCGCTCCTGCCGGTAGTCGGCTTCGGCCTGCAGCAGGGTATCGAGCAGTTCGCTGTAGCTGGTCTTCTCGCGCGTGGCGTCGTGCAGGGCTTTGTCGACGGCGCCGAGCATGCCGAGCAGTTTCATCTCGGCCATCAGGTTTTTGGCGATCGCGGTACTCATAGGTCCAAGGTCTCCTGGGTTGAGGTGGGCGGAACGGAAGTAGCGTCATCGGTGGCGCGGGCGTAGCGGAGCATGGGATTGCCGGGGCGGCGCACGATCTCGCGTCCGGCCGGCGGCGAGACGGCCTGTTTGCGGGCCTGCTCGAGCAGCGCCTGGAAGTACGTCAGGCGGTATTTGTTGTAGCGCCGCATGCTCGCGATGGCCGCCGCGATGCGTTCGCTGGCGAGCTCGTGGCCGCTGCGGTGGATTTCCTTGGTGCAGCGGCTGACGAACCCCTGGCAGCGGCGGATGTTGCCGAACACGTCGGCGTTGAACAGCTCCACGAACAACCGGTTCAGCTCCGGGTGGATGAAGCGGGACTGCGACAGCAATTTCTGCGGGGTGGCCTCGTAGTAGGCCTGGGACGCGGGCGGGAAGTGCGCGTCGATCTTGATCCGCCGGCCATTGCGATGGCGGCTGCGCGGATGGATCGCCAGGCGTTCGAGCCGCAGGAAGATCTCGACCTGGTTCTCGGTGAGCTTGATCCGCAGCTTCTTGTGCCGGTGGATGTGCGGGGCGCTGTAGTAGTCGCCCTCGACATAGACGTAGCAGTCAGCGTGCAGCTTGGCCTCCTTCCACTCCCCACAGTCCACGTCACCGATCGGCAGCGGCTTGAGGGCGGCCTTCTCGACCGTCTCATAGCGCTCGCGGCGCGAGACGCCGAAGCGCGAGTGACGTCGCTCGTTGATGTGCTCGATGCACTCGGCCAACGCCGTGTTGATCTCGCTGATCGAGGTGAAGCGCCGGCGCCGGTAGCGGAAGCGCACATACCGCATGAGGATTTTGACCAGTCCCTCTGCGATCGCCTTGTCCCTGGGGTGGTCGGGCCGCGCCGGCACCACGGCCGTGGCGTAATCGGCGGCCAGCTGTGCATAGGCAGGGTTCAGGTCCGGGTCATACAGGTGGCACTTGAGTACGCCCTGCTTCAGGCAATCGGGCACGGTCACGTGCGGGACGCCGCCGTAATAGGCATACATCCGCCGGTGACTGGCCAGCCAGTTGCGGCTCTTCATGTCCTCGGCCGCCCAGGCAAAGAGCAGCTGGCTGAAGCCGAGCCCGGCGACAAACACCCAGGCCTTGCGGATCTCGCCGGTCGGCACATGGATCCACGCGATCGGATCGCCGGCGTAGTCGACCTCGACACGCTCGCCGGGCTCGAACTCGCGCGCCGTGACCGAGGCTTCCCGGTACTGCGGGAACTTGCGGTAGAACTGCTTCCAGAAGTTCGGGTACGTGGTCAGCTGCCGGGCACGCTCTTCCCACAGGAACTTCAGCGGATGACCCAGGCCCAGATCGTGGATCAGCGTCGGCCAGTCGATCTGCGACATCCACAACGGATCGGGCGGCGACTTCGGCGCGTCCGGTGAGCGGCGCTCGCCGTCGCGTACCTCGCGGACCGTGCGCCGCGAACAGCCCAGGGCGCGGGCAATCTCGCGCAGGCTGCGGCCCTCGGCCAGCCGCCGCCGGATCTCCTCGTACCGATGCACCGTCATGCTGCGAAGCCCCATGCTGCCGTCTCCTGCGTGGTTACCCACGCAGGGTGCGACAGCCAGGCCCGGCACGCCGGCCACGACGACCGCGACAGCCTCCGAACACCAGCACTGAACGCCAATCTGAACATCCGCGGACCACTCCATCCATGGCTCGCAGGTGGTCCCCAACTGAGGAAATCGGGTGGTCCCCATCACAGGAAATCGGGTGGGTCCAATCCGAGGAAATCGTGCACATAGGCGTAGACGAAACAATCCAACTGCTCAACTGGCGCATCATCCGACACCGGCTGGAAGCGTCGCACCCTGCGACCGCCGACCATCTTGTAGATGATCTTCTCCCCCGATATCTGGTCAGCGTCCGCCTGATCGAACGTCGCGTCGAAGTGGATATAACCCGGGCCGTCGTCAAGGATTGAGCGCAGGCGCCCGTAGAGCAGATCCTTCGCCGTATCCACGCCGACGAGGAACAAGTCGCCGGAGGTCTTGCCCGCCTTGCTGGCAGCCTTCGGCCAAATCAACTTCCCGAATCCGGCAAAGCCCTTGATCGCCCACAGCCGATACTTCTTGCGGGTCGCACAGTAGCCGTACACGGTCTGCGTGAAGTGCCCGCCGGAGTCGATAGCCGCCGCCTCGATAATCAACTCCCGCCCGTCGTCGGTCACGTACCGTTTGCGGAACAGTTCGTCCAGATCGTTCCACAGGGACGGCGTACCGGGGTCGCCGCGCAAGACAACATGCTCCACGCGCCAGGCTTCTTCGTCCGCGCCCCACCCCCAAACGGAGACTTCAAGGCGGTTGCCCTGCACGTCCACACCGGCAGTCAGGAGCAATACGCCTTCGGGCAAACTCTGCGCCGTGTAGCTTTCCCTGCGGGCGACAAGGCCCGTCCCTTCAACGCCGTCGCCCTGCGACTCGAAAGGCTCGCCAAGGCTCGTGTTGACGAACGTCTTTAGCGTCTCGGGAAACTTCTTGTCCTGCTCGTACTGCGCGGCCATCCGGCCCCATGTCGAGAAGGGCGAGTAGAGCTCCGATATCCTGAACGACGCTATGCCGTTGAACCGGGCCGATGCGCGCCACTCGCCACGCGAGACCATGCCGTTCTTGTCAACTTCGTCAATCAACGTCCCGCAGTGTTCGCAGCAGTAGCGCGCGTCTTTCGGTGCGTCCTCGTCGTACTTGACCTGCGACCATTTGAGGGTCTGAAACTCACCGCAATGCGGGCACGGCACCCAAAACTGCCGCTGATCGCCCGACAAGTAGCCCGCTTCTATGCGCGAATGGCCCTTGAGCGTCGGCGTTGAGCAGGCGAAGACGCGACGGTTCCAAAAGGTCTGCGTCCGCTTCATCGCGAGGTTACAAGGGTCGCCTTCGTCTGATGCACTCGGGGGGTAGCGGTCTACCTCGTCCATGAGCAGCACCCGCACCGGGCGGGACGCCAAGCCAGCGGCGCTATTCGCCCCGGCGAGCGCCAGACGGCCCCCGGGGAATTCCTTGGCCAAAAGCGTATTCGTACCTTCCCGCGCCTTCGCCGATGCGACAAGGCCACTCAGGGCCGCCGTGTCGCGAATCATCGGGCCGAGCCGGTCTTTGCTCCACGTCTCCGCCATCTCAACGGTTGGCTGGACCACGAGCAGCGGGGCGGGGTCTTGACTCATGAAGAACCCCACCAGGTTGTTAAGCGCCTCCGTGGCGCCGACCTGTGCCGACTTCTGGAACCAGACCTGCTCTGTTGCCGGATCGTTCAGCGAGTCCATGACTTCCCGCAGATACGGAACGCGGGAGGTCTGCCACTGCCCGGGCTCCGCCGAACTTTCGCGCGACAGTTGCCGGAACCTGTCCGCCCACTGAGAGACCGTCAGGACGGGCGGAGGAGCCCACAGGGCGGCGAGTTCGCGAAAGAGGGGTCTGGCCCGGGGTATGCCCTGCATCAGCCGACAAGCTCCCGCAGCGCCTCGTTGATGGCCTCCCGCAGCATCCGCTCCGCCTCTGCCACGTCCTGAGACGTGGCAATCCGGGGCGCGTACTTCACAGGGATGCTCAGCAACTTTGCCCGCGCGGCGCCGACGTGAAGGGCGAACTCGCGCGCTACGTCCTTGGCCTCGCGCAGCTCGCCACGACGAACGGCGTTTTCAAGGGCCAGTTTATCGGCGCGCTCTGCCGCTGCGCGTGCTTGCTGTGCCACGAGGTCGCCGCGGTCGGCAGAGTCCTTCGGCGGCCTTCCACGGCCCGACGCCTTGCGCGTTGCCTTGGCAACTTCAGGATCGGTCAACTAGCCCCGCCTCGTCACGCCCGAAAAAGGGCGGCTGCGCTTGCCGTTTGAAGTTGCTCCCCGGAAGGACCCGCTACGTAGCGCGCG